CCGCGCTTCATGCCGGTAGTGCTGCCAGCCATTTTAGGCTCCATTGCACGGGTATGTCCACGTTCTTGCACTTTGTGCTCGCCGTGTTTCAATCTTTTTTCACCTGCTTCGATCATAGGATCTTCAGCAGGGCCACCCATTGCCATAGACAAATGGTGATGTGCCATCATCATGTGATGCTTAGGAGTTAATTTTGTTGCCATATCGCCACCTCTTGAGAATTTACGGCCTTTATCAGCCGCGTTAAAGTCTTTTCCCACAGATTGTGGGATACCCACCTTCCGAGCAAATGATGGCGAATGGGCCACCGCGCTCATTAGATTATGTTGTGCCTTGCTCTTGCTTGGCATCACTTTGCCCCTTGTTGAAGAAGCTGGTCAATTTTGCCTTCCAGCTTGTTAAAGCGTTGGTCAATGTGTTCAGTAATTTTGTTAAGCTCGTCATTGGTCACATACCCCTTTGCGATTTCCTCGCGTGTACGGTTGAGCAGAATCTCAATCCGTTTCAGATCATTAGACTTCTCTTTGAGAAAAAACGCAACCATCCCCAGAATCAGGGATAGTCCACCCGACCAAATCATTCCTGCGTCCATCTCAGCAACTCGCTTCCGAAGTTTGTTTGTATTTATCCCAAGCCGGATGATCGGCAGAAGCGTACAAGTACTGCGCAGCAAACTCCAACAAGGTAGGATCATCCCTAAAATGACCTAAACCTCGGTTGCAATGATTGCATAGCATACCTCGAACTTTACCAGTTGCATGGTCATGGTCAACTACTAAAGGTTCTTCCACACCGCATATCACGCATTCTTTGGTCGTACTTTTAAGTTCCTGCAGCTGTTCGTCAGAAATAACATCTCTGAACCTACCACGGCAAATACTACTACGGTACGTAGCACGGCACGCACGACACCAGCTGTCCAAGCCGTTACGCTTTTTATTGTGCAACGGGAAGTATTCGGACGTACCGGGCTTCTCCGTTTTACAGCGAGTGCACTTTAGCAGTTCCATGCTTTTAAAGACAACGCTTTACGCGTTGGTTTACCTTTTTCATCTTTCATTGGGCCGGGCATTCCAGACATCCTCGCGCAAAACGATGTGCGGCGCTTGGCGTCTTTTTCTGTTTTTGGATGTGGAGCCGGGGGCTTCAGATTCATCCCTTGCTTTTTGGCGCTGGCTCGCCCCTTGGCGTTCAAGCCGCCTTTTTCCGACTTGCCTTCCTTGCGTTGCCATGCGGGAGATTTAGCCATGATTAAGTACCGTTTGCGATTAAGTAGCCCTCTTGCGAAACCGTTAAGGCCGCAGTGCCGGTGCTAACTTTTGCTTGCAATTGGATGTCCGTTTTTTCCGCCACGGCACGGGGCATAACCCGTTGCGTATGGTAGTTGTTTGTAAACGGCGCAACAACAGTAACAGTGGATACACCAGCGCTGCTTGTTTGGTAGTTCTGGTATGTGGCAAAACCGGCGGGGTTGGCATTCAAGCTGGTATTAATATCAATACGGCTTAAGTAGAACGTATAACCTGCGGGGACGGTGTAGATGCCCATCAAAGTGCGACCATTACCCGCCAAAATTTCTGCGTACAGCGTTGTGTCCGATGTATCTTTTAGCGTGATGTTACCAGTGGGTGCGCCGCCGGTTACCACCATACTGTTGATTCGGAAGTACGATTTCACTGTAGTTACAGCAGTCGTACCGTTCAATTTTACAGTTTCAGAAATTTGGTTGTAGTTGGCGTCCAACCCATTGATGGTAATAAGCGTGCCTGTTTTATCGTCGCCAGTGTTAACAGAGCTAACAATGTGCATTTGGATTGCAGACGACGGGAATGTGTAGGAGCTATTACCTTCCCACACAGGCACAAACGATGTGCCTACCGCTGTCTGGTAGCCATAAATATTCAGGACGCTATGGCCGTAAATCTGACCACGTGCAACCTGCAACTCAAACGGCTCATAGCGAGCCTGACGAGTAATCGACTGGATGGAATTGTTGGTACTTGGAATACCGCTCGGGCTTTGAGCCATATTGATCTCCTTAGTTATGAAGAGGGGGCCGAAGCCCCCGGATCAATTAGTCAAGGTTACCGTAAGGGTATTGCGTCAGAGTGCCGATGTTGTTGTCGTTCTGAGCGTAGCGAACAATGAAGTTCAACTTACCGCCAGTAGGAGCAGCCACGTTAGCGGAGCCAGTGATGCTCAAGGTAAACACGATCTGCGACAAGAACGAGGGGTTAGCGCCCAAGGTGGGGTTCTGAATGTCAGAAGTGGTAGCCAACAAGTTAGCCAAGTTAGTGCCAGTGTAAGTGATGGTTTGACGACCAGCAGTACCAACAGTCGTAGTGCCCAGAGCGGCAGTAGCGTAAGTAGGAGTACCACCAGCAGCGGTCAAAGCGTTAGAAACAAACACAGAAGTGTTGCTCAAAGTAGCACCAGACTCACCAGTGATTGCGGAGATGTAGTCAACAGTGATGTCGATAATTTGGCTGTTGATAGGCAAATACATCACAACGCCACGATAGATCTGACCAGCGCCAGAACCAGTTACGTCGGCAGTGGGGGTAACGATTGTTGGACCGTTGGGGCTATAGGTGCTTGAAGGTGTGAAAACAGTACCGGGCAAGTTAGGGATGTTGTTGCCCCAAACAAATTGACCAGAACCACCAGAGTAGCCAGCAGTGCCAACAGTAGTGTTGGAGAGATCAATATAGCAGTCTTGTTCCAAGACGGTATAACCGACGTCGCGCAGGGGACCAAAACGGTTATCGCCCGATAGGATTGGGCCTTCAAATGTACTACGTGCCATGACAATTGTCCTTATGCAAAAGTTACCTTGTTAATCGTTGCATCGTCTGCTGGGCCAGTGGCAACAAGGTTGAATTCCCAGATACGTCAATATACAGCAAAAGAAAAGGGGGCACAAGGCCCCCTTCCCAAATAATCAAAATTAATTGATTAATATGAGCCGAACATGCCCAGTGGGTCAGACCAGCCGAACGAATAACGCTCACGAGACTTGTAACGGACGTTACCAGTGTCAAAGTCGCCGTCCATGCTGTTTTGCAAGGGCATACGCTCAAAGTGCTTCATACCGTTAGGCACGTCAGTGGTCAGGAACCATGCGTTAGTAGCGGTCAAGAAGTGGTTGATGGTATAGCCTTCAGACACCGAGCCATTGTTCTTAATAGCATTGATATCGTTGTTGTTAGTACCGACGCGGAGTTCAGTATCCAACAAACGAGTTGCAACGAATTGCAATGCTGGGGGAACAATCAGTTTCTTGGGTTTAGCAGCGATCAACAGACCACGTTCATCCGTCCATGCAGCGATTTGAATGACGGCTGCTTCGAGGGCAGTTTCGTTCAAGTCGGCAGGGGTAGTGAAGGTGTTAGCGTTAGAACCGCCGTTAACCAAGGGGTGTGCAGTGCTCAACAAGGAAACGCCGTCACCACCAACGTATTGGGAGTTGTAAGCGTTGTTCAAGACGTTAGCGGCCTTGACTTGTTTGGTGTACGCCATAGCGCGAGCCAAGCCTTTGGTGTAGCGAGCAGACAAGCTGTCGTACAAGTTATCTTCGATGGCCTCTTCGGTCAGCGAGAAACCCAAAGCGATGGTTTCGTGGTTATAGCGAGCAGTCCAAGCTTCTTGAGCATTGTCATAAGAAATTGCGCTGCCTTCATTCTTCACCGGAGCGGCGGAGAAGCCCGACAGTTTGGTTTCTTCTTCAAAGCTACGTTCCGAAGTTTCGGTTTCGTAGATCTCTTTGTGCTCTTCGCCGTAACGGGCATACTCCAGACCGAACAAAGCATTCAGACCGGGGAGCAGTTCTTTAAGTAGTTGTGCGCGTGAAATAGCCATTTTATATTACTCCTTAAGCACCGGTAGCGTTCAAGTAGTTGTGGTAACCGAAGTTCCACTGTACTTGCACTTCTGGGTAGCCAATAAACGAAATGATGGTTCCAGAAGGAACGGTGACGGAAGCGGACAAGGTAACTGTTGCACCACTGATGTTGGTAACAGTCAAGAATTGGCCAGCGTAAGCACCAGACACAGAAGGAATAATCACTTGCATACCGGGGCTGATTGCCGAGTTAGCGGCGGTCAGGGTAAGCGTAGAGCTAGAGCCAGAGGTAGAACCGATACCGGTAACGGTAACAGCAGTGTCAGGAACCACACCAACAACACGGAAAGGAGCGCTCGTAGTGATACGAGTGTTACCTTGAGTGCCGGAAGTGATAACGCCGCCGGTCAAGCCCATAGCTGAATCACCAGTGCTGGTGTTACCGGAAGCAGAGCCGCCGTTAGAACCTTGGGTAATCAAATACATATTGGAGCCAATGAACGAGGGGTTCACGTAACCAATAGTAGCGCCGGGGGTGTTAGACACAGACGAAGTACCTTGGGTCAACACAGCAGCTTGGAACACTGCGAACGGATCGTCCACAACGTAACCTTGCTGGCTGTTAGGGCCATAAGCGCCGCCGTTAGTAGCAGTGTTAGCTGCATAGAACTGGGCACGCACGGTTTGGCTTTGGCTGTTGACGTATTGAGCGCCAACAAACACGCCGATAGCACCAGCGCCGGAAGAAACCGACGAAGCTGCACCGAGGGCAGTAACGGCCAAAGAACCACCGCTAATAGCAACAACGTCGCCATTGAACAGGTTATAGCCGTAGTTATAGGAGATGGGGATTAAACGAGTAGAACCCGAGAAAACCCGACCCCCAGTCAAGCTTACGGGTTTTAGACCGTAGGCTGCGGGAACGATAGGATAAGCCATTTAAAACTCCTAATAGATTAAATACCTTTACCAAAGGAGGTCGAAGACTT